AGACTTAGCCTTGTCACCCTCAGCTTCGAGCCACCTGCTGATACGGTCTTGGTCTTCAATGTACATACCTACTGCACGAGCTACCTTCATCAGACTGTAACGCTTGCTGATACCATCGACGACAGATATCAGGGCAAGGTATGCTACCTGTTCCGGGTTCATGTCTCGCAGTTTCTTACGAGCAATGTCTCTATTAGAGGTTGTAGTACTCTGAAGTACTCGCACCCCATCAGCAACGGCATTGATTACCGACGAGATGAGCGCACGCCCGTGTGCTGTCTTACTCTCAAGTCCTTTCTCAAGCATCTTGTTGTTCTCGTGGTTGTACCTACGCACACCCTCAAGAACCATGTCATATTCCAGCATCATCTGGTCTTCGATTGTGGGCATATCTGTTCTTGCCTCCGTTAATGCCACGTGTCATGCCACGGCTGTGACAATCCACAAAAATGTCTACGACAGTGTAAGGGTTATGTTTAAGCGCAGAAAAGTGTGGGTTAAGCCCTTATTTTACTGCACTAAAGTGTATCTTACGGTAGTGTAACAATTACCCGAGACCTTTTAAGTGGTGCGGATGGTGGGACTCGAACCCACACGCCCATACAGGCTTGAGATTTTAAGTCTCATATGTCTACCATTCCATCACATCCGCAGTCACATTGTCACAGGTATTGTCACAAGTTATCGCTCCAAGACACCTACAACTTCTTGTAAATGCTTCGGGGCTAAGTGAGCGTACCGCATGGTGGTTACAATCGTCTTGTGTCCCATCCATTCCTTCACATGTGGAAGTGGTACACCACCTTGGACTAACCTTGAGCAAGTGGTATGTCGGAACGTATGCCAGACCACATCGTCAAGTTCAAGGTGATTCCTTACTCTCTCCCAAGTTGAGCGAGTCCATTCACTTGACTTATACGGGAAGAGATAATCTTCATGAGTTTTCGAGCGAGTCTCCAAGACTCTTCGAGCACGATTAGTAAGAGGCACAAGACGAGGACTACCATTTTTTGTTCTCCCTATATAAAGACCTTCGGTGTTGAGGTCACGTTTACGTATCCGACACATCTCTGAGTGTCGTATGCCTGTGTCGATAGATACAATAGCCGCATCCATCACATCGTATGCTCCCCACTGCATGAGTGTGTTGAGGATATGTTTCTCCTCGTCATCAGTGAGCCAGCGTATGCGGTTCTGTCCTTCCTTCTGACGATGGATGACAGGCATAGCCTTGAGCTTACCTACCTCATGAGCATAGCGTAACACCTTCGACAGTGCAGCAAGCTTGCGGTTAATCGTACCGTTGCTCTTGTTCTCACGCTTCAGGTCAAGGATGTAGTTGTCTATGACCTGTGTTGTCATGTCATTGATAGGGAACTTAGGTCCGAAGTACCGGGTTAGTTGTCCTATCATTTGTATCTGCTTCTCTTCTGACTTCGAGCCTTGCCAGAACATAGAGTAGCACGCATCACATGCTTCTCGCAGTGTTGTGTTGGTGGTACTGGACCCCTGCATCTCAGGGACAGGCTTGCCATGCTTGATAGCTTGCCTTGCCAGTGCCTCCCATGCCGTAGCATCTTCCTTAGTGGAGAAGTTGCGACGATGGCGTTGACCATCAACCATGAAGTCAGCTTGCCAGTTACTACCACGTTGTTTAACTGTCATTAGTACCCTCCAGTGATTTGATTACACGCTTACCCTTAGCAGTAAGCTTGATAAGTTTTTGAGACCTGTTCATTGGGTTCTCAACTGCCTCTACCAAGTCATGACCGGGACGATTATGTCTACTCCACTTGCTTAGGACTGCGATGTTCCTCGATGCGCTTGCCGAAGTGAGACCAAGATACTCCCCGACTTCTTTGATTGAAGCTGGTGTTCCGTTGTTGTCCATGCGTGCCACGTATATCAATGCCAGCATGGTCTGAGCTTGCATTTCAGAGTCAAGCTTTCTGAACTCCTCTATGCAACTGCTTAACTTTAGTAATGTCAGAGACAATTATCACTAACCTCCCTAGTTTGATAAAGATGTCCTGCTCATCCTTATAGATTCCACATAATAGCATCCCTGTGATGAACTCACAAGCGAAGCTGTTGCCCCAATGTAATATTATGTCATAGCGTCCAACACGCACGTAGTTTTTCCTCTCTGTTAGCTACAAGGTAAAGAATATATCGCCATACTCATCGAGTATAACCCAGCGATATGAATCAAGAACAAAAGTAGAACATAACTCCTCTCGTAAATCAATCATAATTTCTCCTAGTTAGTAAGGCGTACTTTAGTGTACAACCCTTAGCGTTGGAACATTTTGTCACGGTACTCACAGAACATCTGCATGAACTCGTCACTCTCATTGGCATGGTGCCACAACTCTTGGCGTTCAGCCTTGCCACGTCTCCACACACTATGGTCATCTGAATAATCATAGTACCAGTCATGTGCTTTAAGCTTGGATTGGTATTCCTCAGGTGTCATAAGCCCTCCTCATCCATCCTGTTAATCCAGTGGTCTTTGTCACCCACTGTCGCATAATGTGCGGGGCACCCCTGATCTTGGCACTTGCCATCGCCAAGGCATTTTTCCCCTCTTAGTTTGGGTAAACCCTCCTCGATTTTGTACTGTCGTCTCAGCCACCACTTGTACTTGTTGAAGTAAACCCTTGCGCTAGGCTCGGGCGTGATATGGTACGCATCCAGCTCTTCGAGATGTTCGTACCACTTTTCTTGAACCCATTGTCTAAAGGTCACCACGCATCCTCCATACAATGGACGAAGCGCCCTCGATTAACTCCCAGATTTCCCCTACATCCAGACGTTCAGTCACGTCAGTGACATGCTCACGGATGAAGTCATCAATCTCATCGAACCCTTCAGTGTCGAACAACTCGACCGGGATACGTTCGGTTAGAAAGTTACCACTCATTATGTGGTACACCTGATAGATATCTAGTTTCATTACTCACCCCACTTAGCCACGCCCACTGCACCACCCAGACACAGGAACCCAAGCATTATCAAAGTTAACATCTCACCTATGGTGTTGGCTTGGTCCATGCACGCACCGTCACAGTCACCTGCACTACCTGCTATGAGCATGAAACCCACCAACCCAAGGATACCTACAATTAAGTTTTTCATCAGTTTCACCTAGTCAATTAAACTGCTATAGCACTCACACCGTAAGTGCTACGACAGTGCAACTGTTAAGCCGCAAACTTAGCAATAAGGCCTAGCATCTTGCGACCGTGTGCCGGGTACGCAATTGTCTTGACATCTTTAGACCAGCACGCACGGCATGAACCACACTTGCCGTTACGCTCGTAAGCGTCACAAGCTGTCATCTCCGGTGTAGCATCCTCGAAATAAGGTACAATGGTGCTAGTATACTCGCCCTCGATAATCTCGCCCTGTACACTATCAGACGACAGGCGCACGACTACGTTAGGCAAGGCATTCATCTCATTAATAACGGCTAGGAACTTGCGGAACTTGTGCATACGTGTAGGCATCCAATGTTTAACCCACGGTGTGCGCTTCATTACCTCAAGGATTTTAAGTGCTAGGCGCAACTCGTACATGTCGCCCGAGTCAAGCCAACGGAAGTATCTATCGTTGTCGAGTTCAGCGACCATATCGTCAACCCACTCGTCACGCTTCCAGTCTTCTTTGTTGTGCTGGCGTGGAGCCTTGACGTTAGGGTAATTGTAGTTACCTGTAGTCGCATAACAGCCCTTGCACGCATCCACTAGACCACCGTCACGAGACTTAGCCCCGGGACAAGTCACGAGTGCCTCAAGTGACCAAGAACGACACGGCATTTTGCCAGCTTTAGATAATTTTAGCATAATAAATACCTTATTAAATAATGGTTAGATAATGCCTTAGTGCATTGGATAGGACACTCAGCGAATGCCCTAGATCAATATACTAAGCGAATTGTCTATCAATTGCAACTTTAAGTAATGTTTTACACCAATCACCCGTCTCTTGGTTGTATCCGTTGTAGGCTTGACGCGTGATGTGTTGCATCTCGTCCACAAAGTCGTCGTAATTGAAAATGTTTAGACCAACCATGATAATGGTCAGTGTGTTGTCATCTGCTGGAACTACGCAAGCAATGCGAAGAACAAACTCTAAAGTAGAAGTGTTAATGTTGTTGATATCGTTCATGATAAACCCCTTAATTAATAACCTAACCACGTTAAAACTGCGAAAGCATCGTAAGTGTCACGTTCACCCTCGTCATTGAAAAACTCTTGAATGTCTACAACCCCATGAGCCTTTAGCTCTTGAATTGCTCGTTGCTTTGTAATCATTACGCCTTGTGCGCTTTCTGAATAAGTCATGTTTAAACCCTCGTTTGTGTTGTCTGTATAACGCACCCCGTTGATGCGCTATAAACACAGCACTAAGTGTGTGTTCGCTTTGTGTATCGCTTTACGCCTCCACCGTCTTCGGCTTCTTAGGGTGCGGTCATTGGGTCGTTGCCCCGTTGACGATTACAGTATAGGCATAGGTCGTATTATCTTCGCAAGTGTAAATTTAAAAATAATTGAATATTTTTTATAAGCTGCTGTTTTCATTGATAATTTATTTTGTATTGATTTGGTGCATTTTGGGAGATTGTTTAAATAATGTACAGAAAAGTACTGGTGGTTTGTACAGTAGTACCTGGTGGTTTTGAGGTGTTTTTGAGGTGGTTTTTGAGGGTTATTTTGATGGCAGCTTTTAGGATGGCTTGAGTGTTAGCTTTTAGGATGGCTTGAAGATGGCTTAGGTGTCTTGAAGATGGCTTAGGTGTCTTGAAGATGACTTAGGTGTTAAAAAAAAACTAATAGATACACACAAAAACAGACCCTAAGAGACACAAAAAGCCCACATTAGCGCACTACTGAAAATATAAAGTCTCCCGTGGTGCCTTATATAGCAGAATTGACGGGCAAATGGTGCCGTACCGTGTGGCAATTGGCATAAAATAGACCGTATCCACCGGTCATGGGGAAAAACCTGGTCTGGTGTTATACGTATACCGTCTCAGATTTTTCTGTAAAAATGAGTCTGGGTACACCTAAGCCATGTTCAAGAATCCTAAGCGTACATAAATTCTGTACAACTAAGAAAAAGTGTACATGTAGGAGAAGTAACCCCTCTGTTTGAGCATAGTAAAGTACCATAGGCCTGAGGGGTGTTGTTAGAGGGTATGCAGCAGGGGTAGGATACCTAAGAAACCTTAAGTACCCTATACCTAACCTTTAACTTTTATCTTATAGTAGGTAGCAGGAGGAGTATGTCCCTATGTTGAACCTAACAGTGCTTAAAGAACTCTTAAAGTAATCTTAAAGTATACCTTAAGTATATACTCTATATATAAGTTTAACCCCCCCTATATCTACAGTGGAACTTTAGAAACTAAATTGTGGTCCAGAGTGTAGAATTTCCTTTAGTATTCATAGTGTTAACACCGTTTATGAACTTCTCTAACTCCTTCTCCATCAGCTCCTCACGTCTCAAAGCCATCTCTATGTCTGCATCTGCTGCCATCTGCTCTACCCAGTACTGACAAGCCATAGCCAAGACATCCAGTCTATCGTCATGGGCTAGAGACCCACGGTCTTTGGTTATGCGTGTCATTTGGTAGGTTAGCATGTACCTCTGAGCTTTCTCAGGGGGATGATGTTGTACACTATCGTAATCCTGTTGGATAACTTTAGGGTCTATGACCAGTCTGTGCTGGTTCATGATAGGTTCTAGTGTATCAATGATACGTAGTTCTTTCTGCTTACTGTGTCTCACCTCTTCTAACGATACTGGGTAGATACGTTGGATGTATGGCTTGAACAGCTCAGTGAACATACCGTCACCAAAGTTACTCTCAATGAGTACTAGGTTAACCTTATGCTCTTTAGCTATCTCAGCGAGACCTTTGAGTGTCTCTTCACCATAACCACCTGTTAATCCACCAGCAGCAGTGACGTATTGGTAGCCGTTGCACATCTTAACGACAGCATAGGCTGTTTCATCCGCACCACGACCTGAGGGGTCAATGGCAAGCACTGAACCGTCATAGTCTCTATAACCTCCTAAGAGGCTCTCAGGGGCGTAGAACTTGTCACCTGATAGTCCTACCATAGGTAACCCATCAACGGGCTTCATGATGCCGTATACGGGCTTCTCTGGTGCCTTGTCTGGGTCACATGACATAATCATTAGGTCACGTAGACGGAGTGGGTAGCGGTCAGCGTCAGACAGTGAGGTGTCTAGCATAAACTGTAGGGCAAAACCTGACCGACCATAGGATAGTTCACGCTCTAAGAGGTCTTCCTCATCGAAGCGATCAGGGTCGGTAGGCTTGCCTTCCAGCTCATCATCGTACTCAAGCTTCCCATAGAGTGTTGGGGCTAGTCTTGTTCCATAGCTCTTCTCTATTTTGTCTTGGGTAGGGAAGCGTGCTGGCCATACTCTCATGTCATAGCCACGCTCAGTGAGCACGTTGTACAGAGACATCTCACACTGTGGTGTCCCGAGGTAGATAATGCGTCCGTCTGGTTTAAGTACAGCGTCAAACTCTTTAACTGCTTCAGAGAGTTTCTCACGCATCATCTGGGTCATCGAGTTGTTGGGTACTTCGATGTCGTCTGCGATGATAATGTCAGCACGTGAACCAGTAAGCTGGCCTGTGATACCTACTGACTTAACAGAAGGAGAACCCGAGGCTTTAGCCGGGGCTACGTCAAAGGCTATCTTAGACCAGCGTTGGTCACCTTTAGCAACGAGGTGCTGACATATAGGTAGCTCCATGATTATTCTCTGGGTAAACGTAGAGAAGTCATCAGCACGAGCTTTGGATGCTGACACAACCATGAACTTACGGTCAGGGTCTAGCAGCAGTTGGTGTACCACGTAGGCACACGTAATGTATGACTTACCGACACCCCGGAATGCCTCAATGATAGAGCGTCGAGGTCCGTTCTGTAGGTAGTCGGCAATGTCATACTGCACTGGTGTAGGGTCTGGGAGGTTTAGATGCTTCCACACCAAGTACATGAAGTTACGGAAGTCCTTAAGCTGTTCTGGGAGAGTAGCCGTAGGCTGCTTTTTGATGTCCATTAAACACCTTCTTTGTAGAACATCCTCACCATGTTAGCGCATGTGTCTGAACGAACGATGTCATCAAGGTCGAACTCAATGATACCGCAACCGTCTGGACGATGCTTTTCGAGTAGGTCTACGAACTGAATCAGTCCTGAGCGTTGCTGTAGGTCCGTTTGCTTAGGGTCACCCATAAGAACTAGGACACTGCCCTCGCCTATACGTGTGGTAATAGCTTTAATCTCATCAATGGTAAGCTGTTGTGCTTCGTCTACCAGTATCATGGAGTGGGAGAAGCTACGACCACGTATCGTTTCAAGGGATACAGTCTGAATACGTTCACGTTTGACGCAGTATTCGTAGAAACCTTTGCCTAAAGCTTCCTTAAGTACGTCCGTCATGGGCATCATCCACGGCTCAAGCTTTTCTTCAAGAGTACCGGGGATAGCACCTAAGGATTTACCTGTAGGAACATTGGCTCTGGTAAGGATTATTTTAGTAATAACACCCCTCGACAACCACTGAGCAGCCTTCATACAACAAGTAAAGGTTTTACCTGTACCTGCTGGGCCAAGGGCTACCATCAGAGCTGCACTATCTAAATCATGATAGAGTTCTGATTGGGATTGTGTCTTCGGGGAGTAATAAATTTCAGGTTTGTGCAGAGTATTATCCTCTGACTTCCTGCGCTCTTTGCGCTTGCTCATACGACCTCACTGGAGTTGGTCGGAAATATCGAATGGAAGTTTCTCCAAGAGATTACCTAACGGTGACTCAGCAGTGATTACATCTAGCGTTGCGTTGTTGTCCTTAAGGAACTTAACAGCGACAGAAAGTTCAGAAGCAGTGGCTTCACCTGACTGTATACGCTTGAGTAACTCTTGCGCTGTAGTCTCGTGAAGTAAGTCTAGGAGTTGTTTATCCATCCTATAGCTTCCTTATGGGTTTTATTAATACGATTGGTCCACCCTCTTCCGAAGGTTTCAAAATGTTTAAGTCTTTTGTAGAACTCTAAACGAATGTGTGAGAGCTTGCTCACCAATACGTCCTCAGACGCTCTGTAAGCCTCTCTAACGGCCTTAAGTGTAACAGGCCCTATGATACCATCCCTTTTAACTCCCACGGCCTTCTGAAGCATTCTACAGGCTCTACGAGAACCAGACATAACTGCGATATCAAAGCACACTAAAGCGACAGGAGCAGGAAGCTCATCGCCTTTTACTTTATCCCAGAAGTCTTGCTTGTAGATTTCCTTGGCACGGTCTTTAGTCATGCCTTTGATGTCTTCATCAGGGTAGGAACGCTTGGAGATACCCATGTTGGTTTCCCCACCGGGGTCTTCAGGGTGGTTAACATAGCCACCTTCGTGTTCTAAAATAAGTTCTACGGCCTCGTTGTAGTCCATAGGTTTTACTTCTTTTTTAGTTTGTCTGCGACTCCCTCAAACGCACCACCACCGAAGTAGAACAGTACGATAGTGAGCATAATCTCACCAATGTAGAAGTCTCCGAGGATTACTTTCACAGCCTCGATGTCACCCTGCCCATATAGTGTCATGCCTAGTACAAGTACGAAGCAGGATAGGAAGGTCACAGTGAACATGACTGCGAGATAGCGTTGAGCAATCTTAAAGGGTGCATAAGCACTCAGTAAGTCTGTCTTTGCTTTTGTCTTTGCGATTATTTCTTCTTCAGTTGAGGTGTGCATATCATCAATCAGTTTTAGTCCTGACTGAATTACATCACCATTCCCAAAGATTTTAGCGAGTATGCTAAACATATAGTCTCCTTTCAAAATAAAAACCCCTCCGAAGAGGGGCTTGATTATTTGTCTTGCTTTTCGTCTAGCTTGTCAGAGATGTGCCTGAGCATATCCTTGATGTCACGGAGGTCCTCACGATACTCGTCACGTCTTACGTATACTGAAGGTATTTCACGTTCGAGTTCTCGTAGGTCATTCCGTAGAGATTTGATAGCATCCCACACAGCTCTTAGAACCCAGCCAGACAGCATCATCACGCCACCCATAGCAGCGTTAAAGAGTGTCTGAAAGTCCATGAGGTATCCTTAGAAGTCCTTAACAGCCTGTGGAGTACCATCGACAATCGCTTGAGCCTGTTCACGCTCTGCTTCGTCTTGCTCAACTACAGGATTGCGCTGTTGCTCAACTGTTGGTTCTGCTTCAGGGTCATCAGAATAGACTGTGACTTCCACAAACTCATCTACAGGGTCAATAGCTTGCTTAACTACGACTTCCTGCAAGACATCTTCCATCTCACCAGATTCTTCGTTAAACACTTGCTCACCAGTTGGTTGCATCTCACGAACTTCCTCTTGACCGTCTAAAAGAATATGCTTCTCAAGACGGGCTAGTGCTTCACGATATGCTTTGAGTTGGTGATTGAACGTATTGTTCTCAACATTCACCGCATGGTCAGAACTAAACTGAGCCATGAAGTCGTTAAAAGCACCATCGTCTTTACGGATGGATTCCTCACGACGTTGCACTGGGAATGCACGAGTGATGTACTTTTGCGCTCGCTTCTCTAGTTGATTGGCTGTCAATGGCGCATCGCCTTTGTTTACAAAAATCATAGTTCACGCTCCGCAATAATACAGGTTTCTGTTGTGGCTGATGGTGCTACTGTAGGTTTCACTTGATAGCCAAAGCCAGTGTCTACCACTGTGTAGTCGTGGTTAGTGCCTTCACGTTGCAACAAGCCATCCTCATAGACGTGTACAGGCTTGAAGCCTAGTGGTACGCTATGGATGACGTTGTCGTTCTCATCGACTTCAAATATTTGGATGTTGTCGTATTGAGCGTATAATCCTGCGGTATTATTACCTCGATGCCCAAGTGTTACATACAAGTCTCTGGTTTCAGAGGCTGTGTAAGTAAATGAGTATGTACCTGCTGAACTATATTTAGCACCTGCAACCTCAGTAAAATAACTACCGTCTGTTGTTAGGTATAATTGCGCTTGAACACCGTTTATTGCTGTAACCTCAAAAGTTGCACGGTAAGTTTTTCCACTTTGTACACTAATTACTGCTGATGTTTGACCTACCGTGTTAGCACCATTTTCTACACGTATCTCACCGTTTTGCCATGTTGTTACAACTGAGCCATTTGGAGCGAAATTCCACCCACTAATATCCGTATCAAAAGTCCCATTCTCAACTAAGCCGTCCATCCAGAACTGACGCTGTTCATAACGAACAACGCCTTGTGCTTTGGTTAATTCCTCACGCAGATTAAGCGCAGGTTTATTAATTCTTACGGTCATCTCTTATTCCTCCGCTACTAAGCCATTAGAAGCACTGATAGCAGTACCCACGGCATCTGTTGTATTGTCCACACGTCTCAACCCTTGGAATACGCTACGACCTGCTGATGTACCTACGTGTAGTAAATCAAAGTCTGAATCGTATGCCAATGCTGTCACTGCGTCTGATGTACCGTGTAGGGTAGC